TATCTGTCTATATGAAAATTAACATTTATTTTTAAAACCTCAGAGTTTTCATACTTAACTGGAATATTACTTATCTGATATGGATACATCCCATAAAAATTATATTCTATCTCTGCTTCATAATCTCGATCAAACTTGATTATCTTTGCACCATACATTTTGTAATCATACGGATATTCCATCTTGAAATAATAATCCTCTCTAGTTTGATCATATCCAGATCCACCTGCTACAAATTCAATATAGTGTTCAAAAAATTTCACCATCTTATAATCTTTATCAACATAAAATTCTAACGTAATATCTGGGAAAATACGAGCATGAGTCATATTTTCTATTACACCTTGATAATTACCTATTACTTTTGTATCCGCAAGTGTGCTGCCTGGTATCACTGCGTTACTACAGAGTAAACCTGATGTTTCAGTTACAAATCTATAATCAACACCACGTATATTTAAATATTGTCTTACACCAAGAGGAACACCCCCAAACATCACTTGATAATGTGAAGTTTGTGCTAAATTGGTAAATGTGGGTTTAAAATCTGCGATTCTGCGGGGTCTAACCACTCTAAATACCTAAAACTTGTCTTATTATTATTTAGATGGCTTACAAGGGTAAATATCAACCATCTTATCCCCGAAAGTATAAAGGTAATCCCACAAACATCGTTTACAGGTCACTTTGGGAAAGAAAATTCATGGTTTACTGTGATAATAATCAAAATATACTTGAATGGGGTAGTGAAGAAATGTATGTTTGGTATCGTTCACCGATAGATAATAAACCACATAGATACTTTCCTGACTTCTATATCAAGGTGAAAGAGAGTACGGGTGCAATCAAGAAATATATTATAGAGATCAAACCAAATAAACAAACTAAACCACCAACAAGACCAAAAAGACAAACAAAGGGTTATTTACGTGAAGCATACGAATATGCAAAGAATCAAGCAAAGTGGGAAGCAGCAGATGAATGGTGTAAGGATCGTGGATATGAGTTCAAAGTATTTACAGAGAAAGAGTTAGGTATTAAATATGGCACGTAGAGCAACAAGACTATCGCCCAAAGCGTTACTAAGACTCAGGAAAAAATTGATGGATGAAGGTCTATATGAACAAGATAGACCTGAAGATACAATAGGAAATCGTATTCGTCCAATCTCAGATAGTCTCGCTTCAATCAAAAATCCAGACGAACTTGCACAAAGAGTTAAAACAGTTTTAGCAGAAGGTCCTGTGGTTCCAATACCTGGTTCATACTATGTCTTTCGATATATGGCGAAGACACCAGAGATCAAATTTGATTTAAATCCGTTAGTTCAAATCACTGAAGTTTTTTCATGGGGTTTCATTGGATTTAATTTTCACTGGGGTAGAAATCGAAAATATACGTATCCAGAAGTGCAAGGTGGGTTGTATGAAGTGACTGCAGATGAATTAAAAGACCTTGAATTGATACCATTTCAGAATTTCCAGATGAAACCTCCTAAATAGTTAAAAAACAATAATGGCAACTAGAAATTTTGGAGATAATTATGCAGCACAAGAAAAGTACTACGCTTCGGATGAGTACAAAAATACTTTAAAGCCATATTCAGATCCAGAGAAAGTAGAGGCTGTAACTAATACTAAGAAAGAAACTAGTTCCACTAAACCTATAAAAAAGAAAACATTATCATACCCATTAGCAAGAAGAAACGAATCACCTACCGATTATTTACAAATAGAAATAGCAGAGTATACACCAGCAGGATTTGATTTACCAGTATTCACAGACGAAAAAGGAAAAACTGCGAATGATACAGGTTTTGATATTAATACTATTACAAGTGTAACAGACAGTCAGAAATTTGCATTGTCTAGAGGTAGTGTTAAAAATGATTTTAATAAAAAGAACAAAAATAAACAAATCAAAGCAATTATAAATTTACCAATTCCCCGAAACGTTACTGATTCTCAGGGAGTTCAATATGGAGAGGGTTCTCTAAATCCTTTAGAAGCGTTTGGTGTGGCTACAGTGAATGCATCTATAAATTCTACTCCAAGTATTGAAGGAATTAAAAATGCATTCAAAAACATAGCTGGAAGTGCTATGGATACAATAGGTGACTCAGATGCTCAACGAGCAATCGCAGGAGCCATATCAGGGACTGCGATAGGTGCACTAGGTGGGAATGTAGATGCAAATCAACTCATAGCAAGAGCTTCTGGTCAAATACTTAATCCCAATCTTGAATTATTATTTAATGGTGTAGGGTTAAGAACCTTTCCAATGTCTTTTCAATTTTTTCCTCGTAACAGACAGGAAGGTCAGGTGGTATTAGATATTATTAGAACACTTAAAATTGAAATGGCACCATCAAGAACCACCAAATCTCAAAATGGAATTTTTATAAAACAACCTAGTGTTTTCCAACTTACATACAAGGAGGGTAGTAAACCACATCCATTTTTAAATAGGTTCTTACCTGCAGTGTTAAGTGATATGAAAGTCAATTACTCTGCGAGTGGAACATACTCATCATTTCACGATGGAACACCTACACATATACAAGTTGATCTTCAATTTAAGGAACTCAATCCAATATTCAGAGAGGATTATGATAATGTTAAGGGGGTTGGATACTAATGACTTATTTTAGAGAACTACCAAATATTGAGTATCAATCACCTTTATCAACAAGATCATCATCTGAAGAATACGTAGCGGTTAAAAATTTATTCCGTAGAGTTAAACTTCGTGATGACTTAAAAGGTTCAACAACTTTTTTACAAAACTATTATGTAAGAGATGGATTTAGACCTGATCAAGTTGCAGGTGATTTATATGATCGTCAAGACTTAGATTGGGTTGTGCTACACACAGCAGGTGTCGTTAATGTAAGAGATGAGTGGCCACTTACCAGTAAAGAAATATACGATTATGCCTTTCTTAAATATGGTAACGATTTAAATGAAATTAAATACTATGTAACCACAGAAGTCAAAGATTCTAGTGATAGAATAATTCTTCCAAAAGGTAAAGTTGTTGATAAGGATTTTACAATACCCGACCCATCATCTTCAACTGCAACACTAAATCCAGTTGGTGGAGTAACCAATTATGAGTATGAAGCAAATATAAATGAAGATAAAAGAAATATAACAATTCTTAGACCTTCATACTTAAATATATTCTTAGCAGACATGAGAGATATTATGACTTACAGTAAATCTTCTCAATACGTAACTAATAAAATAGTAAGAACAGAAAATACAAGAAATACAGATCCAAATTAAAAGACCGTAGATTTCTCTACGGTCTATTTTTACTTAAGTAGTAAATTTAAATATGCTGCTACGACTAACAGGGTTAGGCAGAGTTGATTATATCTCACTCTTCAGCGAGTCTCGCAAAGTATGAAAGTGTATCATCTTCCTCTGCAGCAGCAGTGACTGGTGCTGAAGTAGACTCAGTTGCAGCAGTAACAACTTGTTCTGCTCTTTCTCTTTGAATTATTTCAACCTCATCTTCAACTTCTGCATCTTGACGAGGAGCAGCATTTCCAAGAACGTAACCAAGACGCTTCTTCAAATCTTCATATGATTTGAACTGATCAGCAGCAACTAACTCAGCGAGAGAGTATTGCTTCTTCCATAATGACTCCATAGCGTCATCATCATCAAGTAAAGGACTTGGTGCAGCAAACTCAGAACTATCGTAGTTTCTGTATCCTGCAACATTCTTTGCTTTCAACTTAAAGTTAGCACCCTGCCAGAAATCAAATGGATCAATTGCTTCCTCATCTTCAAACTCAGGTTGCATTGCTGCAGTAAGTTTATCAAAGATTTTCTTACCATACTTGTATAAGAAAACTTTACCTTCGTTCTCAGGATTTGATGGATCCTTTACAACGTAGATGTTACTAATGTAAGTAAGTTTACGCTTTTGCTTTCTTGCTAACTCCTTTCCAGCATCTGTTCCGTTATTCCACAAAGTTGTGTTATATTCGGATACTGGATCTTTTTGACCAAGTGAGGTCAAAGAGTTTTCAATATACCAACCACCAGGACCTTGAAAGGCATGGGAGTATAGTTTTACGAATGGAAGATCTTCACCATTTGGTGCAGGTAAAAATCTAATAACAGCATAACCGTTACCTGATTTATCAACGTCTAGTTTCCATAGACGGTCATCACCTGTGCTTCCAGTATTATTCATCTTCTCGACCTGCTTAACTAGTTTAGCGGTCAAAGAACCTAATTTGGATTGCTTTTT